TAGACTTGTACATAACTCATTTGCATACTTAAATACTATAAATAGTATCGCTTATAACACCTCTTTGAGATGCTTCCACTTTATACCTATTTCTAGGTTTATCTAACGACTATATGCAGCCGTATGTCCGAAGACAAATATAATAACCAATGCCCATGATTTAAATAACCAATGCCCATGATTTATGCTGGTAACTATGACCTAATCAGCGGTTACTGAAGGTTACTTGTATTTCTACTCGTATTTCTACTCATTTCATCTTCAGCGTACTTACATGGTTATTTAAAATCAAACAAGGGATTAAGAAGAGTTATCCAACTGCGTGGTCACACAATTTATCTATGATTTCAGACATCCCAGACTCTCGTACGGGATACTCTAGAATCAGTATTGTATCACTCAAATGTGCAAATGAGTTCTGCAGGTGATTCTTTAGTTGCTTCTTCACTTCATCATAAGGACATGTTATCCTTACTCTGCGACCATTAGTCATAGTGAACATAGTTTGGTCATACTCTTCTGACCTGAAATAGGCTACATTATCAAGATTGATACTGTAGGTGTGAGATTGTATAACAGTCATCACAGTTCCTCCTTTTATCTAGTTAGATGCGGCAGTAATCAAATTTTGCAAGACCATGATATTTACCTCACATGGATTGGGGTGTTTTCGACACGTCTGTCTCAGCCTAAGACTTAAACGGGGTATCTTGCTTTCCATACCGTTGCATGCTCTATTGGATTAGTACCAATGGAATGCATACTCCAAATTTTTTTGGGCAAACTGCGGAAGAGACAATCTGCCCTAAAATGCTTCAACTGATGCAACTGGATGCGCCTTCACGATGGATAGGGTTTCCCAGGGGTCAAGATGATGCGAAAAATATCACTTAGCACTCTAATGTGTGGAAACAGGGCTATGTACGGGGTTTCCAATTCCGACTTCACCACCCACACTAAAGTACTAAGATTTTAAACTTTTCCTGGTATTTAAGTTAGTGCCCAGGTTCTATTAAAAGGTATATATATTAGAGATGAATGTATGCTCGTATCATATACTCATTTTATGCTCATCTTATACATGAATATGTACTGAATATATATATAGCAGCATTGCTGCTGTCTGTTTAACCAGACAACAGCTTTGCTTTCTTGGACATTTTGCGGTTCATGCCGTAAGACTCACGTGCGTTCTGAATAACTTCCATATCAGCATATAAATCCTTGAAGTCGTCTTGAATAGCGTCTTCTAGTGCTAATGCGTCATCTCTGTTCATTTCAGTATGAGCTTGAATCATCACGTTCTCTAGGAATTGCAATACAGCTTTAGCTATCTGCTCTTCATCCCACGCATACCTGTCTTGCTTACGTACAGCTAGGGCTTGTATGCCTACGCCTAACGCTTGCTTTAAGGACTCAATGCTTATGACTCTGGGAGCACGCCACCGCTTAAGAGCACGACCACCCTTGTAGTCGAATGCTTTAAACTTGATTATTGCGATTTAATCATCTCCATTTCTGTATAATTATCTATACAAATACTTTTAAAAAACATAAACTACGTTTTAACGTAAATTCTATTTACGAAAAACCACTTTTAAGTGGTGTACCCCCAAAACAAGAGTGTCTTTCAAAATGCTACAATTTTTCTTGAAAAGAACCTGGGGATACCCTTAAATTAGATACATGAAGGACGGTTACATAACATCAAAGCAATTATCTGGCAAAGAAGGTTTAACTGGAGTAGCTGCTCGTGAGGCTGAGCAAGAAGACCGTGAATTTGATAAAGTTATCCTAGAAATGGCTGCTGAAATACTAAAAGAAAAGAAAGAAAAGAAAGAAAGTAATATAAAGAAAGAAAAGAAAGAAAAGAAAACAGTTGCTAACAGTTAAACAGTTATATGCCTTATGTCTTCAATTTCAATAGAGTGGTTAGCCCAATTGCCTTATGAAGAGCAAGAGCGAGTACTCTCTAGGTTAGCTTCTGCGGATGAAGAACTATCCCCAATTGAGATTAATGGTAAAAGGTTTTATATCCCCACCGAGGTTATAGGATTGATTGATTCTCTCTGGGCTCAATTAGGAAATACAGACCCCTTCCCTCAATCAGGATGAAGTCAAATACCATCAAAAAAAAGGAACATTTTGTTTATGAACACATTTCTGAATTTTATAAAGACCATCCTGATATCACCCCAGTAGAGGACTGGAGAGATGGCAAAGAGGGAGATTGGGTATGGAGTGACGATGGGAATATCCTTCAATTACTCAAAGTGAATAGCATCTCTCATCCAAAAGATTCAAAAAATTATAAATATGCAAAGGGGTATGTTAGGACTGTTGTGGGTACTTTTATTATAGATTCTAAGAATTTCATGGATTCCGATTTTACAAGACATCCGAATAGATATACTTTCTCTAGAACTATCACTAATCCTAATAAAAGAGTAAAAGAAAGAAAGAGCGTTACTAATAAAGAAAAGTTATTTGCTACAAATGTAGCCGTAGGGATGGGTGCAGTTAAAGCTTATATGGATGCCTATGAAGAGGATTCCCCAGATAAAGCAAAAAGAAAAGCAGTCGTCCTTTTAAAACAGGAGCGTGTAATGAAAGAAGTTGAGAGGGGTGTACAGGATATTGCTAAATCTTTAGGGATAAACCATGAGTACATCTTAAATAATCTAAAAGTCTTAGCTGAAACATCAGCTGATGAAAATATTGCCCTTCAATCCTTAAAAGAACTAGGTAAGGCGATAGGGACTCTAGGAACTGGCGTTAAGAAAATAGAGCAGGGAATTGTCGGAATGTTTCAAGGGTTCTCCCCTGAGCAAATAGAAAAAGCGGAGAGAAAGATTCTTAGCTCAGGGAAGGAGGTATAATGGTTTGTCCACATTGTACTTCTATGTACACCAAAAAAGATGGTAAGGGGAAAAGCAAAGACAAGATTTTCCAAAAGTTCAAATGTAATTCTTGTCTAAAGTATTTTTCTATAGTCATAGATACTGAAGTAAAAGAATATAATAATCCGACTATTAAGCCTGGTGAGATTTTTTCGTATGCTTCAGAGGGTGTAATTCGTGTGCATTGCCTTACTGATATCCACGTAGGGGCTCATGAGTTTGATTTCAAGAAGTTTAGTGAGGCTGTCTCGATAATATCTAAAGACCCAAATGCGGTTTGGTTTGGTAACGGAGATTTAATTGAATTGATTCCTCCTCACTATAAAATATCTCAAAGAGGACAAGCAATCCTTCCTGATGACCAGTATCTTGCTTTTCTGAGATTGGTTGCTCCAATCAAAGATAAATGCTTATTTATCCGTGGGGGCAATCATGATTTTCTCCGTAGTTTTAACATACTAGATTTTGATGTTTGTAAGACTCTTGCGGCTGAATTGAACGTACCTTACTATCAATATCCAGGGTATTCAAGAATTAAAGTTAAGGAAAAGGAATGGTTTCTTGTTAGTGGACACGGTAAAAGCTGTGCAAAAAATGGCGACCTCGAATTGGATAAATTGGCAGCTGTTTACTCCGAAGGTGATGTATTTGTACTCGGTCATAATCACCAGCTCTATGCTAAACCTGTTGATTCGATTATGGTTGATGGCGATGAAGAAGCTCTTAAGCGTCGTTGGTATGTAAGGGGAGGTTCTTTCTTGCGATACGCTGAGTATGCACGATATTCGATGTATCCTGTCATAAGAACTGGATGGATTACTATGGAGTTTTCTGAGGGTAAGGTGAAGTGCTGGGAAAATTAAATGTATCTTAATGATGAGTACAAGCCTAAGAAAAATGGGAAAAAGACTAGGCAAGGAGAAGGAAGATGTTCAAAGTTTGGTATAAAAGGAAGTAAGAAGTATTATCGTAAAAAGAAAAGAGGACAAGGATGAGTAAACATCCAAATAGAAGCCCTATAACAAAACATCATCTTATACGTTCAATAAAGGGTTTGGTGAATTGGTCTCAAGTATCAAGTTTAAGACAAGATGATTTAGAGAGGGTCTTCGAGGATTATATCGAGTATAAAAAGGATATGAAGGGTTTTAAGAAATTCATAGATGGCAAATATAAACAGCCAAAACGTAAACGAAGCCGAAAAAGCACTACTCCTAGCGAGTAAAGATTTAATAGCGTTTGGTAAACTATTCTTACCAGATGACTTTATGCGCTCTGAGACTCCAGCCTTTCATTACGAGATGGCTGATTCTATTGATGATAAAGAGGTGAAGCAGCTTGCTATTATCTTACCCAGAGGGCACGGTAAAACTGTCCTAACCAAATGTTCAATCATTAAAGATTTTGCATTTTGCCCTAAAGATGATATGCATTTCTATGCTTGGGTGTCTGCTACTCAGAAATTGTCAGTAGGCAATATGGATTACATCAAATATCACTTTGAATACAACGAAAGAATAAAGTATTTCTTTGGAAATTTAAAGGGTAGAAAATGGACAGAGGAAGATATAGAGTTAGAAAATGGCTGCAAACTTATTTCAAAATCTAATGTCGCGGGAATTCGTGGAGGAGCGAAACTCCATAAACGGTACGACCTCATATGCCTTGATGACTTCGAGCACGAACAAAACACTATCACAGTTGATGCTAGAGCTAAAAATGCTAATCTGGTCACTGCTGTTGTATATCCCGCTCTTGAGCCTCATACTGGTAGGCTCCGTGTTAACGGTACTCCTGTTCATTATGATTCCTTTATCAACAATCTTATCATTAATTTTGAACGTAATAAAAAGAAAAAAGAAGAATTTGCATGGAAGGTAGTCACATATAAAGCCATACTCCCAAATGGGAGTGTGCTTTGGCCTTCGTTTTTTCCATCTAGTAAGTTAGAAGAGAAGAAGAAGTTTTACAGAGATTCAGGACAACCTGCGAAGTTCTTCCAAGAATATATGATGGAAGTTCAATCAGAAGAGGACTCTGTATGGAGAAGACAACATATAAAATATTGGGAGGGATTTTATGAAAACGAAGAAGGCGTTAACTATATACATATCGACGGGGAAAAGATTCCTGTTAATACGTTCATCGGTTGTGACCCTGCTACTGATATTGACACTAAAGACTCTGATTTTAGCGTTATTATGGTTATCGCTGTGGACGTTAATAATAATCTATATGTCCTAGAGTATGAAAGACATCGTTCTATTCCAACCATAGGGGCAAAGGGACAAGATGGGGAACCTATAGAAAAGAAAGGTGTAGTAGATTATATTATAGAACTTTATAACAAATATCATTGTACATCTGCTACGGTTGAAGATGTGGCTATGAACCGTTCAATTTTCCAGGCATTAAATGATGAAAGAAGACGTATAAATCGTTTTGATATTGCTGTAATTCCTGAAAAACCAGGGGGGACTAATAAAAGAAACAGAATTTATAGTGGTTTAAGTGGTAGATTCAGTATGGGAACAGTACATATAAGAGAGAATATGTTTGATTTAAGCAACGAAATACTTACTTTCGGCCCTAGAATGGCTCACGATGACACCATTGAAACACTTTATTACGCAAATTTGCACTCATTTCCACCTAATTATTCTCAGAATAAAGAGAAAAAGTGGTTTAAACCAGTAAGAAAAGCAAAGAATTGGATAGTAGCATGACGCAAGAGAGCTTAAAGCAGAAACAATACAAAGGTTGGTTAGATTCTGATGTAGATGATACAATCTCGTATCGTGAATATGTACCTGGAGTTGATGAAAAGGGAGGTTATAGTAAGTGGTCACCCCATCCCAGAGCAAACGTTATGACTAGAGAAGAGAGGAAGCATCATAGAGATAATCAAGGGACTCGCCGTACATCATTACAGGCGATGGAAACATACTCAGAATTGTGGAGACGACATTATTCAAAGTTTAAAACCCACGGATGGTCTCCAGGTGGAGAGAAGGGTACAGACATTAAATCTCTTCAGTCAAGATTATCAAGATTAGGATATGATTTAGGGCCGACTGGAGTCGATGAAACATGGGGAGATTATACAGACAAAGCTTATAAAGAATATGAAAGAGATTGGTTTCAAGGATTTGCCGCTGAAGAAATTATAAAGAAAAATACTTATAATAAAAAAGTAAAAGATTTTTTAAAAAAGAGACAGAATTCTGTAGAAGATAAACTTATTGACTCTATGAAGAGTAAGAGCAATTATTAGCTTTGATTAGCATCCCACAAATACAATCTCTTGTAAAGCAAACTTGTCTAAGGATGGGGACTAGATTCGCAACTGACGACGCAGTTCAACTTGTTGTTGCGACTGGGATTGTAGAAAGCAGATATGAATATATTCGACAGTTAGGTGACGGGCCTGCTAGAAGTTTCTGGCAAGTAGAGCCCGCAACCTGTGTAGATAATTTAATGCACTATCTTAAACATCGCCCAGGTTTAATGCAACAATGTGCAGCTGCTAGTTATGTAGATGTTAAACATTGGCAAACCTTCGAGGAATCAACATGGGGAGAAATATTGGAAAGAAATATAGCTGCTGGTATTGTTCATTGTCGTTTAAAGTATTGGAGAGTTCCTAAGAAGATGCCTAATACTATAGAAGGACAAGCAAAATACTGGAAAAGATATTACAATACAGAGCAAGGAAAAGGCGACCCTCAGCATTTTATAGATGTCTGTAGAAAGTATTTAGTATAATGGCAAGAAAAAGTAATAAAGTAAAAGCAGGAGAGAACTACCAACTTTGGAATAAGGCTAATACGGCTCAAAGAGGTAAATGGCAATTTGTAGCCCAGC